AAGGCGTATTCATGCAAGCGGACCAAAAGAACCGTAATGGCCGTATATACGAGAAAGGTATTCTCGAAGCGGCGGTAAACAAATATGTAACAGAACAAGTAAAGACTGGTAGAGCGGTCGGTGAATTAAATCACCCAGATGGACCGACTATCAATCTTGATAAAGTTTCACACAAAATTACAGACCTCAAATGGGAAGGAAGTAATGTTGTTGGAAAGGCTTCAATCTTAGACACCCCTATGGGACAAATCGTAAAAGGTTTATTAGAGGGTGGAGTTAAGCTTGGGGTATCAAGTCGTGGTATGGGTAGTCTTGTGAATAAGAAAGGTACAACCTATGTAAATAACGACTTTCTATTAGCAACCGTTGATATTGTTCAGGACCCTAGTGCTCCTGAGGCATTTGTTAATGGTATAATGGAAGGCGTAGATTGGATATGGGAAAATGGTGTGCTGGTTCCACAAGAAATTGAAGAAATTGAGACTGAAATAACGAGGGCTAGGAAAGTAGGCGATTCAAACGTTGAAATCAAAGCATTCAAAAGTTTCCTCTCTAAACTAAACTCTAAAATATAGGAGAACGTTATGTCACTCGAAGATGTAAAAAACGAAAATCTAGTCGAAGAGGATGTGGCTGAAGAGCTTCAAGAGGAAGAGCTCGTTCAAGATGAGAATTTAGACGAGGAATCTCTAGAAGAGGATAAGAAAAAGGAAGAAGTAGAAGAAGGCGGACAGGAAGAGGAAGAAGAGGAAGAAGAAAAAGAATCTAAAGCCGAAGCCGTTTCCGTACCTAAAACTAAAGCCGGTGTTATCCAAGCAGCAGTCGAAATCCTAAAACAAGCTAGAAAAGAAGATGCGCAAAAACTCTTTGCAAAGATGACGAAAATGGATGAGTCAGAAGATGACGGTTCAGTTAAAAAGGCTGTTAATTCAGCTCCTAAAGCTACAGCACCAAGTGTTAAAGCGAAGGTAGAATCAACTGACTTTGACGAAGATTTAGATGCACTAATCTCAGAAGAAGCAACTCTTTCCGATGAATTCAAAGGAAAAGCAGGAGCTATTTTTGAAGCTGTGTTAACATCTAAGCTTTCACAACACATCGAAAATCTTGATGCAGAGTATGCACAAAACCTAGAAGAAGAGGTATCTGAAATTCAATCAAACTTAGTAGAGAAGGTAGATTCATATCTTAACTATGTAGTTGAAAATTGGATGAAGGAAAATGAAGTTTCAGTAACTAATGGTTTAAGAACCGAAATTGCTGAAGAGTTCATGTCTTCTTTACAAACAGTGTTCAAAGAACATTATATTGAAGTTCCAGAAGGTAAAGTTGACCTTGTTGATGATTTATCAGCACAAGTCAATGAGCTAGAGGAGCAGCTCAATAAATCCACAGATGATAATATCAAACTACATCAATCAGTTCAAGATTTTGAAAAGAACGAAGTAGTAAGAGAACAATCATCAGGGCTTGCTGAAACTGAAGCTGAGAAATTAGCATCATTAGTTGAAGATATCGAATTTGATAACAGAGAATCTTTCGAAATGAAAGTTAAAACTGTTAAAGAATCATACTTTACTAAAGATTCTAACGAAGCGGCTGATGAAGTAGCTAGTGTTATTGGAGAAGATTCAATCGATATCGATTTATCAGACCCAATGGCTAGATACACACAAGCTATAACTAAATTTAATAAATAACTATAGGGAAAAACGAAAATGTTTAATGCAGATTCACAATTAATAGAAAAATGGGGTCCCGTTTTAGAACACGAAAGTGCACCTGAAATTAAGGACAGATATAAGAGAGCAGTAACAGCTCGCTTATTAGAAAACCAGGAAGTTGCCCTAAGACAAGAAGCAGCACAAATGCAAGGTAATATGATTTCTGAAACAGCAGCTAACGCTACTGGTTCTAACGTATCAAACTTTGACCCTGTGCTTATCTCTCTTGTTAGAAGAGCAATGCCTAACTTAACCGCTTATGATATCTGTGGTGTTCAGCCAATGACTGGACCTACTGGATTAATCTTTGCGATGAAATCAAAATACTCAACTCAAGGCGGAACAGAAGCTTTATTTAATGAAGCTGACACCGACTTCTCAGGAACGGGTACTCATCAAGCTGAACCAACAGGTTTAGGTGGAGTAACTGATGCTGATTCAGATGCTACTATCGCAGATGAAACTGATACAGTTTCTACATTCGGTGCTGGTATGAATACAGCAGATTCTGAAGCACTAGGTAATACTGGTGGAGCATTCGGCGAAATGGCTTTCTCAATCGAAAAAGCTACAGTTGAAGCTAAGTCAAGAGCTCTAAAAGCTGAGTACACAATGGAATTAGCACAAGACCTTAAAGCAATCCACGGCCTGGATGCTGAAGGCGAATTAGCGAATATCTTATCTGCTGAAATCTTAGCTGAAATCAACAGAGAAGTAGTTAGAACTATTCTAACAAAAGCTAAAATCGGTGCTACACAAAGTTCAACAGCAGTATCTGGTATCTTTGATGTCGCTACAGACTCAGACGGCAGATGGATGGTTGAGAAATTTAAAGGTCTAATCATGCAACTCGAAAGAGAAGCTAACGTAATTGCTAAAGAAACAAGAAGAGGCAAAGGTAACTTTGTAATCGTTTCTTCAGACGTAGCTTCAGCTTTAGCAGCTGCTGGTCAAATGGATTACACTCCTGCATTATCAACAGACTTAAATGTTGATGATACTGGTAACACATTCGCTGGTGTTCTTAATGGTAAATTAAAGGTCTATATCGACCCTTATGCAACTGTTGACTTCGCTTGTGTAGGTTACAGAGGTTCAAATCCTTATGACGCTGGTCTTTTCTACTGCCCATACGTACCTTTAACCATGGTTAAAGCTGTTGGGGAGAGTGATTTCCAACCAAGAATCGGATTCAAAACAAGATATGGAATGCAACAAAATCCATTTGTAGGCAACGCATCAGGCGCTGGTACAGATAGAGCTAACCCATACTTCAGAATCTTCAGAATTGATGACATCATGGTGTAAACCTGATTAATTAATCAGGTTCATTTTAGAGGGGATTTTAAATCCCCTCTTTTTTGCTTATAAATAGATATATGAGTACATTAACTACAAACAAAAACTTTTTATCACCAGTAGGATTTCAGTTTTCTATCGATAGAGAACAATTTGCTAATGTAGAATATTTTTGCACAGCTGTAAATTTACCAGGAATCAGTTTAGGAAACGTAGATTTAGGATATCGTGGCGGAACATTTACCGAAACAGGCGATAGGCTAGAATTTTCTGAATTATCGATTACATTTAATGTCACTGAAGACATGGATAATTATTTAGAAATCACTAATTGGATGCATCGTATAGTGAACCAAAAAGGTGATTTTAAATCTGATGCAACACTATTAATTATGAATTCTCATAATAACATAGCAAAGGAAGTAAAATTCAATTCAGTATTTCCAATAAGTATTAGTGAATTATCCTTTGATACAGCAGGTGAAGTTGAATATTTAAAGGCTACGGTATCATTTCAATATACCACATACGAATTTAAATAAACACTGTACATATATCATTTTTAATGGTATAATAATAATATATGATATGATTATGAGGAAATTATGAATACATTAGAACAAATACATGAAATGTGGAAAAAAGATTGTCTTATTGACAAAATCGACCTGGACAAATCTGCCAGAGACTCAGCCAAACTCCATTCTAAATACCTAGAAATTTATTCAGTTCATAAGCTTAAAGTTAAAAAACTAGATAATGACTTTAAGGTACTACTTAAGAACAAATGGTTGCATTATAACGGCAAATTAAGTAAAGAAGAAATTGATGACTTAGGATGGACATATGACCCTATGAATGGACTCACAGTTCTTAAAGGTGATATGGATAAGTTTTACGACTCTGACCCTATGATACAAGACCATCAGGCCAAAATACAATACGCTCAAGAAATAGTTGATACACTAAAAGAAATCTTAGAAAACATTAAATGGCGACATCAAAATATTAAAAACATTATAGAATGGAATAAATTTACTAGTGGAATATAAGATATAAATACAACTAGGAACCAATTAAGAGATTTTGAATTGTAATGGACATAATTGAAGTTAAAAAGCGAAACGAAGCTTTTTTAGAAATTAAAACAGAACCAAGCGTAGAACAAGAGTTATCAGAACACTTTTGTTTCTATGTACCTGGTTATAAGTTTATGCCAGCATATAAAAATCGTATGTGGGATGGAAAAATACGATTATACGACATGAGAAAGAAAACTTTATATACTGGACTATATAAGTATCTTACACAATTCGCAAATGAAAGGCAATACGATATTGTCTGTAAAGAAGATGCCTTCTATGGCACTCCTGACGAGGTACTAAACCACGACATAGACACCTTTTTGGCCCATTTGACGGCTAGCGTGAACGGAGAGGATATAACCCCTAGGGATTACCAAGTAGATGCCTTCTCGCTCTTGTTAAAAGAAACTAAAAGCCTTTTACTATCACCAACTGCTTCTGGGAAGTCATTAATCATTTATATGGCATTGAGATATTACCTTGAAATGTACGAGGATAATGTGTTAATAATTGTCCCTACTACATCATTGGTAGAACAGATGTATTCTGATTTTGCTGACTACTCAAGTAAGGACACTTGGGATTGTGATAAAAATTGTCATAGAATATATGCAGGTAGAGACAAATATAACTATAAAAATAGAGTTACTATTACCACATGGCAATCAATCTATAAATTAGGGCCTCAATGGTTCCAAAAATTTGGTATGGTTATAGGTGATGAAGCACATAATTTTAAAGCTAAATCACTTACGGCAATATTAGAAAAATGTACTGAAGCAAAATATAGGATTGGAACTACTGGTACACTTGATGGAACACAAACTCATCAGTTAGTATTAGAAGGATTATTTGGACCAGTTTATCAGGTCACGACGACGAAAAAATTAATGGACAATAAAGATTTAGCCAAATTAGATATTAAAATATTGTTAATGAAATATGAAGATGCTATATGTAAAGAAATGGCCAAAAGAAAATACCAGGAAGAAGTAGATTATATTGTCAAATACATACCTAGGAATAAATTTATTTCTAACCTAGCATTAGACCAAAATGGTAATACACTAATATTATTTCAGTTTGTGGATAAACATGGTAAGCCATTGCATGATATGCTATCAGAAAAGATAAATAAAGATAGGAAACTTTTTTATGTATCAGGAGAAACAGATGTCGATACCAGAGAATCAATCCGTGAGATTACTGAAACACAGACCAATGCCATTATTGTTGCTTCCATGGGTACCTTTTCTACTGGTATTAATATTCGTAATCTTCATAATATTATCTTTGCCAGCCCTACTAAAAGCCAAATTAGAGTCCTACAATCGATAGGACGAGGATTAAGAAAAAGTAATGATGGAAGAAATACTGTAGTTTATGATTTGGCTGATGATATGCATTGGAAATCAAAGAAGAATTATACATTAAACCATGCAGCCGAAAGAATTAAGATATACAGTAAAGAAAAATTTAATTACGAGATACACGAAGTAAAGATATAAATAGATATATGGAAGATAAAATGGATATCAGACACATTAAGTTCATTAACGGAGATGAAATTATCGCACTTGTTAGTCGAAATAATGATGACAATATGTTAGTAGAGAGACCATGTGCTGTTAAGGCAAATATGATTGGTACCTATAATCTAAGTCCATACTTTCCATTTTCATCAAGTACATTATTTAAATTTTTAAAGAATAGAGTCTTATGTAGCGTTAAGGTAGATGATTCTTTAAAGCAAAAGTATTTGGGTTATGTGCTTCAGATGAGAGCTCCCACTGGTGAACTGTTGGCTGGTGAGAGTGAAATGCTACAACAGTATCAAGACGTATTGAAAGAATATGCTACTCAGGTGGCTGAAGATGAGGACTATTATTATGATGAAGATGAACCCGTTACACCGGCTAAAAAGATACTTCATTGACTATTGCTATATCTACCCCGCCCCAGTATACAATACTATTATATACTATAAACAGCGTTTTGTACAGTGTTTTCTGCAAATAAATGCAATAAAAATGCCTGTACAAACAGCTCATCTTATGGTATAATATACACATTATGGAGGAAACCCAACTATGGCTTTAAAACCAAAAGAAAAACCACACTATGTAAATAACAGAGAGTTCTCTCAAGCAGTAATGGATTATGTTACTGAAAAGAATTTAGCAGAAAGTAAAGGAAAAGATATTCCTAAAGTTACTGATTATATTGCTAAATGCTTTATTAAAATTGCAGAAGGATTATCCCATAGACCGAACTTCGTGAGGTATACTTATCGTGAAGAAATGGTTATGGATGCAGTAGAAAATTGCCTAAGAGCAATCGGAAACTATAACCTTGAAACAGCTACGAGAACTGGTAAACCAAACGCATTCTCATACTTTACTCAAATTTGCTATTTTGCTTTTATCAGAAGAATCACTAAAGAGAAAAAGCAACAAGATATTAAATTTAGATTTATTGAAAGAATGGGAATTGAAGAATTTGTAACTGCTGGTATGGATAACGAAATGGCAGCCGAAACTATGGCGTATGTCGATACTCTAAAATCTAGAATTGCAAGAGTTAGAACAAACGATGATAAAGTTAAGAAATTTGCTAAAAAAGAAAAGGCTCAGCAAAAGCTTGAGCTATTCATGAAATAATGAAAGTAGCTATATTAAACGATACCCATTGCGGTGTAAGAAATTCAAGTGACATTTTTCTAAGATATCAAGAACGATTCTATGAAGAAGTCTTTTTCCCTTATCTAAAAGAGCATAACATTAAGAATATTTTGCATTTAGGAGATTATTATGAACACAGAAAATTCGTCAATTTTAAAGCTCTTAATCAAAATCGCAAACATTTTCTTGAGCCTATGCGGGATGCTGGTATTACTATGGATATCATTCCTGGTAATCACGATGTTTATTTTAAAAATACTAACGAGTTGTGCTCACTCAAAGAGTTGCTCGGATATTTTACTTCAAATGTCAACATTATTATGAAACCAAAAGTCCTAGATTATGCAGGATGTAAAGTTGCTGTAATTCCATGGATTAATAATAGTAATTACCAAGAATACACTAAATGGGCTATGAATTGTAAAGCATCTATTCTTGGTGCACATTTAGAGTTAAAAGGATTTGATTTATTACCTGGAGTACCAAACCCACACGGAATGAGTGCTGATGTATTTGAAAGATTTGAAATGGTTCTATCCGGACATTTTCATACCAAATCGTCCAGAGATAATGTTACGTATCTTGGTTCTCAAATGGAATTTACTTGGGCTGATGTAGATGACCCAAAATATTTTCATGTATTAGATACAGAAACAAGAGAAATTACACCAGTAAGAAATCCAATTACGATGTTCAAAAAAGTAATTTATGATGATACAAAAGTAAATTATGATGATATCGACATGAGTCAGTTTGAAAGAAAATTTATTAAGCTGATTGTTATTAATAAAAACGACTTGTATATGTTCGATAAATTTGTCGACAAATTACAAAGTATTGAAACATATGAATTAAAGATTGCAGAATCATTTGAAGAGTATCTAGGTGATAGCGTGGAAGACGACAAAATTTCACTAGAAGATACTACCGAACTGCTTGATTCTTATGTCGATGCTGTAGATACAGATTTAGATAAAGACCATTTAAAAGTCGAATTGAGAAAGCTTTATACTGAAGCTCAAAACTTGGAAGTAGTATGATACATTTTAAATCTGTTTCCTGGAAGAATTTTCTTTCAACAGGAAACGACCCTATTACTATATCATTAAACAAATCACCGACTACACTTATTGTAGGTCAAAATGGTGCAGGTAAATCAACATTACTAGATGCATTATCATTTGGATTATTTGGTAAACCACACAGAGATATTAATAAGAAACAATTGATGAATTCAATTAATCGTAAAGGTACGGTTGTCGAAGTCGAATTTACTATTGGCGATTCTGATTTTAAAATCGTAAGAGGAATCAAACCAACTAAATTTGAGATTTGGCAAAATAGTAATATGATTAATCAAGCATCTAATGTTAGAGATTATCAGAAGTTTTTAGAAACAAATATTTTAAAACTCAACCATAAATCATTTCATCAAGTAGTTGTACTAGGAAGTAGTTCATTCATTCCATTTATGCAATTACCTGCTTGGTCAAGAAGAGCTGTAATTGAAGATTTATTAGATATCGGTATTTTTTCTAAAATGAATCAGTTGTTAAAAGAGAGAAACTCAAAGATTCGTGAAGAATTGGTCGACATTAATCATAACATTGATTTATATAAAACAAAAATTGAAGCACAATCAAAATATATTAAAGATTTAGAAAGTCTAAACGAAGAACAAGTTGATATAAAGCGTGATGCAATTAATGTTTATAAAGAAGAAATAGCAGAAGTTTTTGAAGAATCTAAAAATCTAGGTAAAAACCTACAGACAATGATTCAGGGTGAAGAAAAGAACTATAAGTATTTCGGCGATAAAATGTCAGACATGAAAGCCTATAATAAAGACTTTAATAATAAAATTAAAAATCTAGTTGAAGAAGCTAGATTCTTTGAGGATAACGATATTTGTCCTACATGTGAGCAGGATATAGACGCAACTATTAAAGTAAAAAAATTAGATGTACTTAAGGAAAAGGCAAAGGATGTTCAAGAACATAAAAACTCTTTAGAAAAAGAAGTAAATACTTTGGAAAAAGAAGGTCAAGAAATTATGAACAACCTTAATCAATTAAGGCAAAAACAATCAAGGATAAATTCAAATAATGACAAGGTCGCACTCTTACAAAAGGAAATTGGCAAAACCCAAAAGGAAATCGATACGCTCCTTAAAACGTCAGGAGACAGCAAGACGGCAAAGAAGGATTTATCGACTCTTAGAAAAAGTAAAGAATCTACTACCGAAAAGAAACTAGAGTACGTTGAGGAAAGAACTTATAACGAAGCTATTGGTGAGATGTTAAAAGATACAGGTATTAAAACTAAAGTTATCAAACAATATCTGCCAGTCATGAATAGGTTAATCAATCAATATTTACAAGTATTAGATTTCTTTGTTGCATTCCATCTCGATGAAAATTTTGACGAAACTATTAGGTCGCGTCATAGAGATACATTTAATTATGCATCATTTTCTGAAGGAGAGAAACAAAGAATTGATTTGGCATTACTCTTTACTTGGAGACAAATAGCTAAAATGAAAAATAGTGCATCGACTAATCTATTAGTATTGGACGAAACATTTGACTCAAGTTTAGATATGGATGGAATCGATAATCTAACTAAAATCTTGGATACGCTAGAAGATGGTTCTAATGTATTCATTATCTCTCATAAAGGAGATGTCCTAGAGAATAAATTTAGGTCTAAGATTGAATTCTTTAAAGACAGAAATTTCTCTAAAATAAGGTAATCGCACTTTTATGTAGATATAAGTGTACAAAAGTTGCACTTTTATGTACATATAAATGTAATACCTTTATAATATAAACGCATTTTTTTCTGTACAAACATACTTTACTATGGTATAATGGTACAGAATTAATTATCTGCCCTTAGCTCAGCTGGATAGAGCAACGGTCTTCTAAACCGTAGGTCGGAGGTTCGAATCCTCCAGGGCAGGCCAATATTTAGCCTGAAAGGCCCACATGGTGGAATTGGTAGACACAAGGGACTTAAAATCCCTCGCTTATGGCGTCCCGGTTCGAGTCCGGGTGTGGGCACCAGGCTAAAAAAACATGCAATTATTTGCAGAAAACACTGTACAAATGGCTCTAGCTATGGTACAATATACATATATTCAAATAAAGGAGTGATTATATGAATACCACAATCGCAAAACTACTAGCAAAAGAAGACGTTATCGTTCAAACCGGTGCATATTCTACTGCTTGGTTTGACATCAAAAACAGAACTCTAGGTCTTCCAGATTGGAAAGATATGGGTAAAGATGTCAAAGACCTTCTTATTGGTCACGAAGTTGGCCATGCACTATATACTCCTTTTGAGGGATGGCACGATAGTCCAGAGAAATTGGAAGGATGCCCTAGGTCATATATTAATGTAGTTGAAGATTGCAGAATTGAAAAGAAAATTAAAAGAGATTATCCTGGTCTTATCGGACCAATGTCAAGAGGCTATAAAAAACTAGTAGCTGACGAATTTTTTGGCGATGTCGATTCTATCGATTGGGACAAAGTAAAACTAATTGACAAAATTAATCTAAAAGCTAAAATTGGTAATCTTCTAGATGTACCAATGTCAGATGTAGAATTATCGTTTTATAATAAATCTATGCAGACAGAAGAGTTTTCAGAAGTACTCGATGTTGTTAGAGAAATCCTAGCTTGGACTCAAGAAAACCAAGAGGAATTAATTCAAAAACCAGAAACAGCTGAAGATGATTTTGACGAAGAAGAATCCGAAAACGAAGACCCAACACAAAACATGGGTCACGATGACTACGAAGATTCAGAAGAAAACAAAAAAGAAGAAAACACTCAAGGCAATTCAAACCCTGGAGACGAAGAATTAGATGATGAAGAAACTGATGAAGGTTCTCTAAAAACTGCACTACCTGAGCATACTGACGAAGATATTTCAGTTACTGATTCTATTTTTAGAGCTATGGAAAAAACATTACTTCCAGAGTCTACTGAATTTGTTTATGGGAATGAAATTTCTAAAGAAGTTTTCAAAAAGGTAGTTTTCAAATATGACGAATTAGCTAAACTAAGAATAAATCAAAAAATGCTAGAAAACCAATATGGTACAACTAATAATAGTATTGGACCTTTTTATAAAGCAGATTCAGAAGAAAAATTTAAAGCTTATATGAAAAGAGTTAAAAAAGCTATAGTTCCAGCAGTAAAAGAATTTGAGCAGAAAAAAGCTGCACATCAATGGATGCATGCAACTACTGCAAAAACTGGTAGAATTGATGTTAACAAATTGCACAGCTATAGAGTTTCAGAAGATATCTTTGCAAAAACTACTAAAATGGCCAACAGTAAAAATCATGGAATGTTTATGATTATCGATTACTCTGGGTCAATGTTTGATTCACTGAACAATGTTTTAGACCAACTAATACACAGCGTAATGTTTTGTAAAGCAGTTAATATTCCATTTGATGTATATGCATTTACCTCTGGTAATAATGTAAATGAGCTATATAAAGATGGCGACCTTTATATGGATAGCTTATCAATGCCTCAGCTAATTCACAGTGGTTTAACCAAATCAAAATTTGAAGAAGCTTTAAAGCATATATTCTCAAGAATGGCTCAATGCAATGGTCCTTATGACAGATGGTCAAGAGCCGATTGTGAAGACTTTGGTTCAACACCTTTAAACCAAGCACTTATTGTATCTCACAAATTAGTTAGAGAATTTAAAAAGAAGTTTGGTATTGAAAAGGTTACATTCCTTACAATCACTGATGGAGATACTAATAGGCTATCAGTTATGCAAAGCCATAAAATAGATAGAATACCACAAGAAAGAAATTACAATCCAAAACATAAATTAGAAATTGATGGTAGGAGTGTAATCCTTAGAGACTCTAGAACTGGGGGAACTAAAGATTTACTAGATAATCTAAAGAAAAGATACGGTGTTCAAACTATGGGATTCTTTATTGCAGACCATAGAAACGATTTCAACCATGCAATATCAAAAGCTCATTTTGACGGCAATGACGATATGTGGTGGTCAAACGAATTTACTCAAGCTAAAAAGAAATATTTTGCAGAGCACAAAAAACAAAAATGTGTACACTTTAAAGATTCAATGGGATACAATAATTGGTATGTTGTTAAAAATGATAGCTTTAAAGCTGACGAAGATAGCGAAATTGAAGCTGATTCAGATATGACTAAAGGTCAAGTTTTAAGAGCATTCAAGAAGTTCTCAAATAACAAGAAGAATAATAAGAACCTAATGAGCAAATTTGGTCAGGCAGTGGCATAAAAACATGCATGTTTCTGCAATAAAACACTGTACAAATTGGCTCAAACCTGGTACAATACTATTATAAATTAAATTAAAGGAGTGAAATTTATATTATGATGAAAGTGAATACAAATACAATAGTTGAGAAACTACAAGCAAGTTATCCCGACCAAACCATTTTTAGGAAAGCAGTTATCGTCGATACTGCAAAATCTTTAGGATTTTCTAAAGCTGATTGGTCTCCACTACTTGAAGTGAAAAGCGATGTCAGAGGTCAATATGATTTATCCTCAGTTATCGTTCCTTTGAGACAAAAAGAAGAAACTAATAGTTCAACCTTGCAAATGCAATCAATTGTTAATCAAGAAAAAAGTTATGCTAAAGCCGACCCAACGTTCGTACCTTGGGGTGCTTTTAAAGACATAACACAAATCCTAAAATCAGAAATGTTCTATCCAACTTATATCTCTGGATTATCAGGGAATGGTAAAACATTTATGGTAGAACAATCATGTGCAAAACTTAATAGGGAGTTTATACGTGTACAAATCAATCCTGAGACAGATGAGGACGACCTTATTGGAGGTTTCAGACTTATCAATGGAGAAACTGTTTTTGCTAAAGGCCCAGTTCTTAAAGCAATGGAAAACGGTGCAGTGCTATTACTCGATGAAATCGACAGAGCTACAAACAAAATTATGTGTCTTCAAGGTATACTTGAAGGTAAACCAGTTGTTGTTAAAAAGACGGGTGAAACAATTACTCCACAACCTGGATTTAATGTAATCGCTACTGCGAATACAAAAGGTAAAGGTTCAGATGACGGTAGGTTTACAGCAGCATCTATAATCGATGAAGCATTCCTAGAAAGATTTACTATTTCCATCGACCAACAATTTCCTTCACCAAGAATTGAAGAGAAAATTGTAATCAAACACATGGATAAGTATAATGCAATAGATGGAGACTTCGCAGAAAACCTAGTCGCATGGGCAGATATCATAAGAAAAACTTTTTATGATGAAGGTGTCGATGAGGTCATTTCAACAAGAAGGCTCTGCCATATTGTTCAAACCAATTCAATCTTTAACGATAGAATGAAAGCAATCGACCTATGTATTGCAAGGTTTGATGATGATACTAAAGAAGCATTCCTTGACCTCTACTCAAAAGTAGATGCAGGAGTCGATTTTAATGAGGAACAAAATGTCGAAGAAACAGACGAAGATAGATTATAAGTTTAATGAAGGAGCTCTAATCGATGAGCTCCAAAATTATATTGATAGTACTTACAATAGTCACTACTCTAAAAATAAATTTCAATCAACAGAATTTATTTTAGACTGTGGCCATGGTATGGGCTTCACAATAGGAAATGTATTGAAATACGCACAAAGGTATGGACGTAAAGGAAATAGTCAGGACCATAGAAAGGACCTAATGAAAGTTTTACACTATTCCATTATTGCACTTTCAATACATGATAGCGAAAATAAACCTGTACAATGATTCGCTTTTATGGTATAATAGTACAGAAATATAAAAAGGAAATATTATGAATTTAAGTAATGATACAATTAACGTATTGAAAAACTTTGCGACCATTAATCCTAATTTGGTAATTAAACCTGGTCAAAAACTGAAAACAATTTCTGAGGCTAAAACCATTTTGGCTTCATCTGATATTGTTGAAGATTTTGCACAAGAGTTTGGAATCTATGATTTAAACGAATTCTTATCAGTGTATGGTCTTATTGACGATGCCCAATTAGAATTTAGTGATAAATCTGTTACCATTAAGAACGATGAAAGTAAAAGGATTCAATATTACTTCTCTGAAATTGATATTCTAACTCAACCATCTAAGGATATTACAATGCCTGATGCTGAAGTTGGAATCAATCTTACAGATGATAACCTTAAAGCTCTCAAGCAAGCCAGCTCAGTTCTAGGTCATACTGACTTAGCTCTAGTCGGTGAAAACGGAGTTATCACTGCTAAAGTATTTGATGAAAAAGATGCAACATCTAATACATTCGAACTAACACTGGATAGAGATAATGCATGTAAAAACGATTTTAATTTCGTTGTAAATATGCCAAATCTCAAGTTATTACCTGGTGATTATTTTGTAAGTATTTCATCTAAGCTAATTTCTAATTGGACAAACAACGATTATCCAGTAGAATATTTTATCGCTTTAGAGAAATCATCAACATACAATGTATAAATATATTATACAACCGAATTCTCATACTAATTATGAGGATAATGTAGGAAATGCCAAACACGGGTTTCCTATCTTAGTCTATAAACTTTGCAAAGGAGAAACAAATGGCTGAAGAAAATAATAACGTAGAGGAGCAACAAGCCCCTCAGCTCAGTCTTCAAGATATTGCAACCGCAGTTCAGGTAATTGATATCTGTTCAAAGCGCGGAGCATTTGAAGGCCAAGAGCTAGAAGTAGTAGGCGGTGTAAGAAATAGAATTCTTTCATTCCTACAAGCTGCTGCACCTAAGGACGAAGTTCCTGAAGGTGAAGTACCAGTTGCTGATGAGCAACCATCTGAAGAAGATTCAGACGCTTAACCTGAGGGGAAGACATTCCCCACATTTTTTATTAAGGATTATATTATGGAACGAACTGAAAAAACAAATCTACTCGAAGCACTCAAGACTGGAAACGTAACAGTCACATTCAAAAAGATAGGTACTGGCGAAATTAGAATTATGCCATGTACTCTTAACCCCGAACTACTAAAAGAACAAGGTGTTGATATCACTGTCAGCATGTCGGCCGATTCTGAAGCATATGCCGTTTGGTCATTAGACAAAAAAGCATGGAGAAGTTTTAGATTGGACACTGTTATGCAGTGGGATAAAAACTGGCCAACCAGAGTTGTAGATGACGCTGGAGTTGATTTAGCAACGGGGAAATTTGTAGGATGAATGAATTTTTATGGGTAGAAAAGTATCGTCCTAAAACCATTGACGACTGTATATTACCAGACAACATTAAGCAAACTTTTAAAGCCGTTGTTAACGGAGGTGAATTGCACAACATGCTATTGACTGGCACAGCTGGTCTTGGTAAAACTACAGTCGCCAAAGCGTTATGTAACGAACTCGATTTAGATTATTTATTAATTAATGGTTCAGAAGAATCAGGTATTGATACACTAAGAAACAAAATTAAACAATTCGCTTCATCGGTCTCACTCCAAGGTGGCTACAAAGTAGTTATCCTCGATGAAGCGGATTACCTTAATCCACAATCTACACAACCAGCACTAAGAGGATTCATCGAAGAGTTCTCAGCTAATTGTAGATTTATACTTACATGTAATTTTAAGAACCGAATTATTGACCCATTGCATTCTCGCTGTAGTGTGATTGAATTTAATATCTCTAAAAAAGAGTCGGTAAAATTATGTGGTTCTTTTCTACAAAGAAGCAAAAACATTCTTACTGAAGAAGGTGTTGCATATGACGAAAAGATTTTAGCAGAACTCATTATGAAATATATGCCAGATTGGCGAAGAGTTCTAAATGAATTACAGCGATACGGAACATCGGGTAATATTGATTCAGGTATTCTTGTTTCACTATCTGATGTATCAATCAATGAGCTAATGAACGCTCTTAAACTTAAAGACTTTAAAAAGATGAGACAATGGGTGTCTAATAATATTGACTCAGACCCAGCTCAGCTATTCAGAAAAATATATGATAATATGAACGATTATGTAAATCCACAGAGTATTCCACAGTTGGTTCTTATTCTCGCCGATTATCAATATAAGAATAGTTTTGTTGCTGACCATGAACTCAATATGGTTGCTTGTTGTACAGAAATAATGGCAGGAGTACAATTCAAATGAGATGGGATATTATTATAGTTAGTTATGACGGTACTGAAAAATATAGAGCATGCCGATTTAATGAAGATAATGTAATAACCAAAGAACAAACCTTTGAAAACAAAATCGAAGCAGAGGTTTATATCGCATACGAACAAAAACAGGAACAGAATGAATCCGTTTGACTATTTAAAATCTATTAATTCGACCAAGAAAAACATTATGGTCGATGATGTAACTGAAAAAGAATACAGTCCATTTATTATTAATCGTGGATTGTCATTCTTTCCAGATACGATTTTATATGCTAACGAAATGAATCTAAAACACCACCTAGACCATAGGCTTCAATATGATTTTCTTATAAATATAATTAAGAAGAAAAAACGGTTCTCAAAGTGGGTTAAGCCACAAGAGGTTACCGATATCGAAGTCATAAAAGAATATTATGGATATAGCGACGAAAAGGCTAAATCTGTTATACAATTATTAAATGATGATAAAATAGAAGAATTGAAACAAAGGATTTATAAAGGTGGAAAACGAAAATATTGAAATAAAAAACTGGTCACCAGCTGATATGCTAGAAGTATCTTTAAACGAACCGGACGATTTTCTTAAAGTACGAGAAACATTAACTCGTATTGGAGTCGCGTCAAGAAAAGATAACAAACTTTTTCAGTCATGTCATATTTTACACAAGCAAGGTAGGTACTTTTTAGTACACTTTAAAGAATTATTTTTATTAGATGGTAAGCCGTCTAATTTAATCGAGAATGATTTACAAAGAAGAAACACAATTGCCACCTTATTGGCTGATTGGGGTTTAATTAGTATAATTAAAAAAGGCCCTGTAACAGAACTTGCACCATTGAGACAAATTAAGGTTATACCTTTTAAAGAAAAAGCTCATTGGGAATTATGTCCAAAATATAACATTGGTAACTCGAATAAGCAGTAAAAGTCTTATAAATAATAGTAAATTATAGGAGATTAAATGAGTACACTAACAACAAATGGTTCATTAGCATTTTCTGAAATAGAACTTGAGTATGATGTATATTCAGGTAGTTCACCGTTCGGAATAAATGGCTATTATGATGCAGACCCGTATCATGATGTACCAGCATCTGGAACTATTAGCGTAGATGATTTACGCGGTACAAGTAAACAAACTGTTAGAATAGAACCTGGAGAATCCGGTGACAGTGCTACACGATATGGATTTAGTGAATATCAAGGAAGTTCATATTACGTAGCTGAAAGCGGAGAATCAGCTGCTGCATTTGGTACAGAAAGTAGAACAGCTGACGTTTTAACAGATACAACAGATATTAGAGGTATAGTTGCTGAGTTGGCTGGATACAGCGGAGGCCAAAGCACGCAAAATGCTAGTGCAGGTAGTATAGTCGCAGGAAGCGGTGTTAATCTTTTAATATCTATTAATACTTCAACGCACACTGGGTGGAGCAACTGTTCAGCATTTTGCGATAGTCTACCACACCCACCTGGAAGCGTATACAATCCATGGGGCGGCGGTTTATCAACTAGTTATCAAGTGGCCGATGGATATAACTATTCAACTACAGCAACTTCTGCAAATACTGTATACACATTCCCTAGACAAATGTATGGGACTTTACCAGCTGGCCAGCAAGGCCAGCAAACAACTGGATATTTCGATGTGTATCATACCAAAGCTTTATCTAACACAAACCCAAGCGCTTACGGTTTACACTTTTCAAATACATGGAATTCTAGGTACAATTGGGTAACGCAAACATTTTTTACAGGGCATCAAAACAAATATAAACATGCTGCTCAAATGCTTTATTCTGGAGCTCGTCATGACGAACTGACAGGCTCAGGTAATGAAGTATACTTTTATTTTTATTAAGGAGAAATTATGATAACATATACAATTGAAAAAGTAGATTTGCTAAATAAGCAAGTACTTGTTAAATACCAAAATGAGGGATACTCTGATTGGTGGAGAAAAATGGGTTTACCAGATAGTTTTGACGATGACTATTTACACGCCCTTGCAGAAGAAAATGCTGCAGTAGCTGCAAAATGGTGGAAAAAAACTAAAGGTATTGAAGATAATTATGTAGTTGCTGAACCTACTAAAACAATTAAAGAAATTGTTCTTTCAAATGAACCAGATTTTGACCCACAAGTTTCTAACTTAACCTGGGAATGGACTGAAGATTCTACTACTAAATATAAAACATATACCGTTACAGAAAAATCACCTGAAGACATGGCTTTTCAAATTAGAGAAAGAAGAAATCAAGAGCTCGGTATAACTGACCTTTACGCTTTATCAGATAGAACAATGAGTGATGAAATGACAGCTTATAGAAAAGCTTTAAGAGATATCACTAAACAGGAAACTTTTCCAAATAGTGTTATTTGGCCAATCTACCCAATTTAGGATTTAATATGTCAGCTAAGAAGCTAGGATTTTATGTATTAATTACACGAGGCGTTGCCGCAATGAAAAGGCATAAGCGCATGTGGGACGGTAGTCAAAGTCAAACAGTCGATAAGTCAGAAGTAAAATTTGTAATTAATACAAGAAATGAAAATTTTAAAGCCACTGCTACAGAATGGCTTGATTCAGAAGGGATATCTTGGGTATCTACAAAAAGTAATGGAGGACCTTCAAAAGGTAAAAACTCTGTTCTTACTGAATTTTTAAAATCTGACGATGACTATATGGTAATGATAGATGGTGATGACTTTTTAACACCTCATGGCATTTACTTATATAAAGCAATAGCAAATCCAGAAGCACATGCTACAGCAGCTGGTGCACCTGATGATTGGGTAAGGCCTACACCTCCAGATGTAATTTCAATAGAAAACCAATATGGTATTATTCCAAACGAAGGTTATAGTTGGCACATGCGATGGGACGATGCAATAAGGTCATCACACCGACATGCATTAGACCCTAATAATCAAGACCACATTGCCGGACGTGGATATAGATGTTTCTTAAGGCCCCAGGGCTGGTGGGATTGGGCCATAGGCGGAAACTGGATTGAAAAAGGAAGTCCATACTTAACAATGTTATCTGATGCTCACCAAGAATTAACAAAATACGAACATGATTATGTTAATGGCTGTGAATCACATAATAGAGTCACATGGTATTCTCGTAAAGCAGTAGAATATGCACAGTTTCCGGAAGATTTGCTAGTAGGTGAAGACGTAATTAATTACCTAGAAGTAAAAGACGCTGGCAAAAAGGGTTTACTAGACGTAAGAGCTATGAATGACCTTTATCCAACTTATGTTTATGACCAAAGAATAGGCGGAATTGTATCATTAGCAAATGATAAAAACCATGGTCGTGGATGGTTAGATTGGATGACTGTTTTTATTCAATATTTTAAAAGATACGAAGCAGCTGGAAAATTACATCACATCGATGATTATCTAATCCCTTGGATTGACTTACCTTATTGGCCAGATGGATATAAACCTGATACTTTAAATTTAGTACAATTCCCTCAACCTTCAACATCGTGGGAAAAACATTTTGGTCCTAGACCTAAATAAAATTAAACACTGTACTTTTCAATAAAAACGTGGTATAATACACATATAAGATTAAAAGTCTTATAAATAAAACCGAGATGCCGAATAACCGGGTCTCATAATATTAATAACCCTTGCTTAATAATAGGAGGAAATAAGATGGTTAGAAATACTTTGAACGTACCTCGTTCACTTTTTGTAGGCTTTGAAGGCCTGTTCGATGAACTAGAAAGGATTCACACATCCGCTAGGTCAGGGAATGACAATTACCCACCACACAACATCGTGAAAGTCGATGAGGAACAATTCCTTATCGAGATGGCTGTTGCTGGATTTACTAAAGATGATGTTGAACTTGAAGTCAAGGATGGCATTCTTAAGGTAAGAGGTAAAGTTGAAAATGACGAACGTGAATATGCTTATAAAGGTATATCATCCCGCAAATTTGAGAAGAGCTTCCGTCTCTCAGAATTTGTCGTAATAGATGGTGCCGATTTAGAGAACGGAATACTAGTGGTGTATGCCAGAGTAGAGGTTCCCGAGGAAAGGCGTCCTAGGAAGATTCAAATAGGGTCTGCTGGGGCATCAAAGAAGAAGGAATTTATTCAAGAATAGATTCTGGTGAGCAGCGAAAACCTAGTAGATAAGTAATAAACTTTTTTACTGGAGAACAGCAATGAAAGCACTTATGCATTTCGTAGAAAAACACGAGGACATTGCGGAGGCCCTAGGAGGAGTAACTATCATGTTACTAACAGGAGGAGCAATATTAGGTATTGCACCGTCCATTATAATCATGACTAGTCAAAACTTCTAGCTTCCAATTGAAAACTCATGCGGGGGGAGAGCAGTCTCCCTCCACTTTTTTCAAAAAACACTGTACAAACCTATGATAGTATGGTATAATATATAATATACAAGGTGACAATTATATGATGAAATTCTACACAAACGTATCCCGATATGGCAATATGCTATTATATCGTGGTTATGAAAATGGAAAACGTGTAACACAAAAAATCAAATACGGTCCGAAACTATATGTTTCAACAAACCGTCCAACATCATGGAAAGCACTTGACGGAACTCCAGTCGGAGAAGTTAGATTTGAATCCATGCGAGAAGCCAAAGATTGGATTGGCGTAAACAAAGATGTAGCTGGTAGAGATATCTTTGGAAACACTCGTTATATTTCTACCTTTATTAACGATGAATTCCCTGGACAGATTGAGTTCAATCGTAATCTAATTAACGTAACAACAATCGACATCGAGGTCGCATCAGACGACGGATTCCCAGAGCCAGATAGAGCAGACAATGTCATTACAGCTATTACTATCAAAAACAATATCGATAATACTTACTACGTCTGGGGACTCGGTGATTATAATGTTGAAAATACTATTATGAAAACCCACCGTGTGGTCTATAAAAGATTCGAGCAAGAATCTAGTTTGTTAATTGACTTCATTGGCCATTGGGATTCAACAACACATTCACCAGATGTTATTACTGGTTGGAATACAAGATTCTTTGATATTCCATATTTACACAACAGAATTCTAAAACTTCTTGGCGAACAATTCTCTAAGCGACTAAGTCCTTGGGGAATGATTGAACGTAGAGAAATTACTAAACAAGGCAGAACACAAGTTGCTTATGAATTAAAAGGTATATCTAATATGGATTACCTAGAGCTATTCATTAAGTTTGGTTACTCATACGGTGCTCAAGAATCTTACAAACTCGACCATATTGCAAATGTCGTACTTGGCGAAAAGAAATTGTCATACGAAGAATATGGTTCAATTTATAGTTTATATAAAAACGATTTCCAAAAGTTTATTGATTATAATATCAAAGACGTTGAGTTGGTTGACAGACTAGAAGATAAGATGGGACTTATTACTCTTGCAATGACAATCGCATATAAAGCAGGTGTAAACTATTCTGATACTTTTGGCACAACTGCTATATGGGACACAATCATTTATCGTAAGTTGACAGATAATAAAATGGTTGTTCCATTCTCAGAAGATAAAACAAAAACTAATTATCCTGGTGGTTTCGTAAAAGACCCATTGGTTGGTATTCATGACAACGTGGTCAGCTTCGACCTCAACTCACTATATCCTTCTATCATTATGCAATACAATATGTCACCTGAAACTATTGCAGATGGAGAAGTTACTAAAGTTGATATCGAAGCTGTCCTCACCAAATCACAAAACATCGACAATAAAGGCAAAGCCCTAGCCGCAAATGGACAATACTTCAGAACAGAAAAGCAAGGTATTCTTCCAGCGATTATTGACGACATGTATAACGAAAGGGTTGGCATTAAAAGGGAAATGATTAATGCTCAAAAGAAATTACAAAAGGTAGATAAAAATGATAAACAAGAGCTTTACTCGATTGAAAGGGAAATTTCACTGTCCGAGAATAGACAGATGGCAATTAAAATTCTTCTTAATTCTCTCTATGGTGCTATGGGGAATAAATACTTTAGATTCTTTGACCAGAGAATCGCAGAAGCAATTACACTCACCGGACAACTTACAATACGATGGGCCGAATATGCAATCAACGCCCACCTCAATAAAACCTTGCGAAAAGGAAAAACCTGGAAAGACTACGTCCTCGCAATCGACACAGATTCATTGTATGTATGCCTAGATGATTTAGTAAAAGCAATCAATCCACCTAATCCTATTGACTTTCTTGATAAAGTCTGTGCACAAAATCTAGAGCCAGTACTCGAAAAGTCATATGACGAATTATATTCTATGTTTGGTGGCATTGATAATCGTATGGTAATGAAACGAGAAGCTATTGCAGACAAAGGATTGTGGACAGCTAAAAAGCGATATATTCTAAACGTCCATGATAACGAAGGTGTTAGATATGCTGAACCTAAACTCAAGATTATGGGTATTGAAGCTATTAAATCGTCAACACCTGAGCCATGTCGTGATGCTCTTAAACAGATATTCAAAGTTATTATGAGTGGTAACGAAAGCCAAACTCAACAAGCTATTGACCATTTTAAAAATTACTTTAATACATTACAGCCACATGAAATTGCATTCCCTCGTGGCGTATCCAAAGTTAGAGAATACAAAGGTAATACAACTATTTACAGAAAAGGTACACCAATCCATGTCAGAGGCTCATTATTATACAACAGCCAAGTTGATGACCTTTCATTAAATAAAAAATACACAAAAATCAAAAACGGCGAAAAGATTAAATTCGTCTATTTGAAAACGCCAAATCGTATACATGAAAATGTAATCGCATTCCCTGATTACTTACCAGACGAATTTGGTTTACACAAATATATTGACTTTGAATTGCAATTCCAAAAAACATTCTTGGACCCAATTCAACCAGTATTGGATGCTGTAGGGTGGTCACCTGAAGAGATATCTACATTGGAGGATTTCTTTGGATAAACACTGTACATTTATTAATAAGTATGGTATAATACTACAAAATGGAGAAAACTTATGAAAGAACTAAAAACTGAACAACTTCTAGTAAGACTCGTATCAGGAGAAGAAATTGTTGGTGATGTTACATTGGGAACTGATTCACTTACAATTGAAAACGGTTATAACCTATTGCCAGGTGGTGAAGGTAAAATCGCTTTTATTCCTTTTATGGCTTACACAGAAGCACACAAAGGCGTTACAATTAGTAACAAACACGTATTATTTACGGTAAAACCAGTTGGCCAACTTGCTGACCAGGTCAACCAAATGTCAGGTAAAAAAGGACCATCAATCCAAGTACCTAACAAGGATATCATAGTACCAAAATGATAAAAACAATTGAACATGTAACAGATTGGATAAAGGCAGACGAAGTACCTACGCTATCAGTTCCTCAATATGAAGAATGGGTAACTGAATATGGCAAATTTACTGGTTCTAAAGACCCAGGAGGAAATCAAATCCATGGGGTATATCAATGGGCACATAAAAACGATTTAGAAAAAATTGGCGAAAAGGTTATTCACGGAGACATTGGATATATCGGAACCGCGCTTAGAGATATTATTGGTAGAACAAGAGCAGTCACTGTACCAAAGGGAGCACATCCAATTAAGATGCTTTTGGCAGCAGGTGATTATGATGTTGAAGACTTAAGAGTTAGATATCTATTTATTAAGAATGCAGCTGATACAGTTAAGTTTTCTAATGGTCGAAAGCTCGAGACATATTTACATGACGAAATGGATAAAAAATTTGGTTATAGATATAAGTGGGTAAATGCTCAACTGAGTAACGATAATAAACACAATTATGTTTTAAAGAATTGGAGAGAACTTACATATATGCAAGCAATAAAGATTCTACCAGAAGTAATTGAGATAACAAAACTATTAGGTGCAAATCATATTGCATCAGAAGTAGAACAAATAGTTAATGGAGACTATAATGAGTAAAGATTGGGTAAAAGACATATCAGATATGCACTACAAATATGGCGTAAAGATGTGGATGCACGAGAATAAAGACAATGCTGAAAAGCTACGTAAGTATCTTGAATTTAGAGTTAAGTTTATAAGAGAAGAACTAATGGAAACAGAAGCAGCTCTTACAAATAATGACCCAGAAGAAATTGTCGATGGATTAATTGATTTATGTGTTGTTGCTATTGGTACACTTGACGCATTCGGGATTGACCCATATAAAGCATGGGACGAAGTACTTAAAGCAAATCTTTCAAAAGAAGTAGGTGTAAAAGAATCTAGGCCAAATCCACTTGGATTGCCAGATTTAATTAAACCAGAAGGCTGGGAGGGTCCAGACCACAGCGGTAA